GGGTTTGGGTAATCGAATTTGAAAGGTGCGAGAAACCGGAAGCATGATGATTTAGGAGGTGCAGGGTGAAATTATATCAAGGAAATGCAAAGGAACTTGTAGGCAAGAAGATTGATTGTTACAAAAGACGTTTCGGTTATTATCCAATGGAAGTTATTGAGATAAACGGAGTGCCATATGTAAAAGATGCAGTTGGAGTATGTATGCCGATTCCAGAAAAAGAAACGGACTTTAACTGCACTGATTTTGATTTTGTCATTGAGTAAATTTGGAGGTGGAAGATGGCTAAAGCAGTATTGGTTATGGATATGCCGGAACAGGTATGCCAGAAATGCACATTGTGCTATGAGACAGAGAATGATGACGAATATCTATGCTGTGCGACAGGGAAACTTGTACCAGACGGAGCAAAGCCGGACTGGTGTCCCCTCCGGGAGTTGCCAGAGAAATCAGATCATCCAGAGCATTGCGACAATGGAATGTTCGATGCAGGGTGGAACGAATGCTTAGATGCCATAGAGGGAGGTGCACATGGGAAAGAGCAGAGCAAGTAAGCTGAACGGCTACCGGAGTGCGGTAAGCCGGCAGAGAAACGATGTGTATAAGTTCAAGACCAAGAGAGGTAAGAAAAAGTAGTGTAAAACGCGATTGCGGATGAGAAACAAGTCTGTACCGAAAAATGACTTTTTTGAAAAAATTTCTGACATATTATCGTTGCCCCAGGAAGGAGGCGATAATATGGCAATTATTGTGACAGATCCACAGTACATTGTGGCAATCGCATTTGCAATCGGAACGTTAGTGAAAATGTTACGTAAATAATCGAAAGGAGTGAGAGGTTTGCTGGCCAGCATAAAAGAGCTCTTTACTCCGTGAAGAAATGGAATCAGTACAGGAAAGAATGGAACGTCTTGGAACAAAGGAAAAGATCGCTTCGTTCATGCAGAAAGAAAAGCAGGATTATGCTTTCAAACGCAAATATGCGCAGATCAGAGCGGAAGAGTTCAGATCAGAATGTGACCGCAGAGGGCTAAATTGCCATGTGTCGGTAGGCGGTCTGGACAGCATCATTTTATATATATTCCTCCATGAGGTGTGTGGAATTGATGCTCCGGGGGTATCGGCATCCACTTTGGAGGATCAGAGCATCCAGAGGGTACATAAAGCGATCGGTATTATAAATGTGCCGCCGCTCCTGCGAGAGGATGGTACACGATGGACGAAACCGAAAGTTATACAGGAATTCGGGTTTCCAGTCATATCCAAGGAGATCGCCGGGAAAATTGAGTTGTTGCAGAATCCGACCGAGAAGAACAAGACAGTCAGACATGCGATCATAACGGGAGAAACCGGGGAATACGGTGGCTGGCAGAAGAATTCAAAGATGCAGCTTAATCAAAGATGGCTGGAACTGTTTGGGGGGTATGAGAATGAAAATGAGGGGTGCGACTTTCAGAAGCCGGACTTTCTCGTATCTTCCAAGTGCTGTTATTATCTCAAGGAAAAGAATTGTGATGATTGGGGCAAGGAACATAACAGCGTGCCATATTTGGGACTGATGGCATCCGAGGGCGGCAGACGTGCCAAAAGCCTGCGGATGAATGGATGTAACTATTTTGGGGCATCGACCATCCGATCAGCGCCATTTGCGATATTCCACAGACAGGATATATTGACACTTGCCTTAGAGATGGACGAACTTTGGAAGCATGGCTTAAAAGAAAAGTATCGTGACGCAGGCCTTAAGGCAGGAAGAATGTCGGAGTGCTTCCAGATGCCGGATTCTTTGATACCGGAGATTTACGGAACGATTGAGAAAAAGCCGGACGGTACATTGTATACAACCAAGGCGCAGCGTACCGGCTGCAGCATGTGCGGCTTTGGAATCCACATAGAGAAACGCCCACACCGGTTTGACCTGTTGTATGAGAGTAACCCGAAAGAATGGGATTATCTTATGTTTCACTTGTGCAAGGATAAGGACGGAAATGACTATGGATGGGCGAAAGTCCTGGACTATATCGGTGTTGGTTGGGAACCTTCCACCATAGGCGGTAACTGCAAGGGGCAGATGAATTTGAAAGATTTTATGAAATAGCGGGTTTGAGGGGACTCGAACCCCTCGGCGCCCAAACTTATACTTGAGCCTTGCTCCTGTTTCATTGGTTCCAAATGCAAAACCCGCGCTCGCCTGCATCCGCCGAAACGTTTTGTAAGAACGAAAGTATTGTCATGAGTGTACCTCCTGAAAAAATGAATCTGAAACTACAGTTATTTTTTGGGCTGCGTGACCACATGACGGAGCAACAGGATAAAAATGTCACAAGTATAAAGGTTGTTGGCATAGATACAGCATTATTATAGTTTGTTTAGAGAGAAAATTCAAGAAAGGAGCCGAACCAGCGCGCATAAAGGGTACCCGGTTCCTGAAAAGAAAATGAGTGATTTAGACAAATTCAATTATGAGTGTCCGAACCAGATAAGCATGTTTGACATTATGAGAGAGCCAATACGCATAACAAAGCCAATCCGGTTAATAGAACTTTTTGCAGGGTATGGTTCACAGGCTATGGCGTTAAGAAATATCGGGGCGCAATTCGTGCATTACAGGGTGGTCGAGTTTGATAAATATGCAATCGTCAGTTACAACGCTGTGCATGGTACAGACTTCCCTACAATGGATATTACAAAAGTTCATGCGAAGGACCTGGATATCTGTGATACCGGGAAATACTGCTATCTTATGACATATTCATTTCCGTGCACGGATTTGTCACTTGCGGGCAAACAGGCAGGGATGAAAAAGGGAAGTGGTACAAGGTCGGGATTGCTGTGGGAAGTTGAAAGAATATTAAGTGAAATCCAGAAAAGCGCGGGAGAACTGCCACAGGTACTATTCATGGAGAATGTGCCACAAGTCCATGCAGACGCAAATATGGCAGACTTCCAGAAATGGATTGATTTCCTGTCTGATCTCGGATATGTAAGCTACTGGCAGGATTTGAACGCAAAAGATTACGGAGTTGCGCAGAACCGGAACAGATGCTTTATGTTTTCTTTCCTTGGCGAGTATAACTATCATTTTCCACGGCCTATACCACTTGCAAAGAGGATAAAGGATTATCTGGAGGATGAAGTGGATGAGAAGTATTACGTTAGCAATGCAGCATTAAAGGGATTTGAAGAGCATGCAAAAAAGCAGAAAGAAAAGGGGAACAGTTTTCATGCAGTGTTTAAAGATGTTTATGATGCAGCCCCTACTATAAAAAGTAGATACTACAAGGATGGATCTGACTGTCTTATCAGAACCCATATTGTGGGAAGGATAAATTCCTCGCAAGATGGAAAGATCATGAGTGTAAATGGGATTATGGCAGCACATACGGCAGGGCATAGCAATGCACCTAAAATTCTTGAGAGAACCATTGTTGCAAGTCGTGGTAGAAATCCCAATAATCCATCAGACAGAACGACGGGCACAACTACAGAACAGCGTCTGGAGCCTAATATGCAGGGAATATGTAATTGCTTGACAAGTGTGCAGAAGGACAACCTTGTTATGGAAGAACATATAATACAAAGGTCAAACCAACAATATCGCATAAGAAAGCTTACTCCACGAGAATGCGGCCGGTTGATGGGAGTATCTGACGAGGATATATCTAAAATGGAAAAGGTAAACAGCAATACGCAACTGTATAAGCAGTTTGGTAACAGCATAGTCGTGGATGTTATGTGTGCGATGTTTAAATCCCTAAACATCAATCAATGATGTAATAAATTAGCTATAGTCCCCGCCAGCAGTAATGCGGCGGGGCGGAAAGAGAGGGAAATCATGAAAATTACAGTGAAAAAGGGTGAAGTTGAGGTAACTCATGGGAAAAATTAAATATGAAACCGATTGTAAATATCCATTTTTTATTAGCTGTAAAGCAAAAATTATGGGGTTTAAGTCATGCGAAATCAGACTTGAAAACGGAAGGCTTTTGACATATATGCCGGTTCCGAGCAAAGTTAGGTTCACTTTCCCGTCTATCACAAGATTTTATAAGTCGAAAGAGGGGCAGCGACTTATTGAGAACGAGTTAAATGAAAGGGAAAAGCGCTTGAAATGTTACATGGAAAAGAGAGGAGAGTGCAAATCGTGAAAAAGAAAATTTTAGCAGCAATCTTAACAGCAACACTCTTGATCGCCGGATGCAGTGACATGGCAAACGTCAGCGCAGGGCAGGATAATACGATGGTA